AGAGCCGAGGAGTCAGAGAAGGGGCTACAGTTTTCGTATAAGACCCGCATGGGTTGGACGCGGATATACGGCGGTAAAGTTGTAGAGAACGTGTGTCAGGGAATTGCGCGATGTGTTATGTCTGACCAAATGTTAATGATATCAAAGCGATACCGTGTGCTACTTACCGTACATGACTCTGTGGTATGCTGTGTTAGAGACGAAGAGGTTGACGAAGCCGCCACCTACATAGACTCTTGCATGCGTTACACGCCAGACTGGGCCGAAGGGCTTCCAGTGCGTGGAGACGTGGATATCGGGAAAAACTACGGAGACTGTATCGAATGGAAACCAAACCAACGTGGTCCTTCAGCAGCATAAAGACGTTTGACCAATGCCCTAAGAAGTACTACCACTTAAAGGTTAAGAAGGACTACGTAGAAGACTTTAATACCGGGGCCGTGTTGTATGGGAATGAGTTCCACAAAGCGGCAGAGTTGTACGTTAGGGGGGATGTTGAGACACTAGACCCGAGGTTTACCTATGCGCTGGCTACGTTAGACAGACTTAAGAATATGAAAGGCGATAAGCTCTGCGAATACAAAATGGGGCTTACCGAGAAACTTGAACCGTGTGGGTTCTTCGATAAGGATGTGTGGTACAGAGGTATAGCGGACTTAATTATTGTAGACAGGGAGTCTGGGGTAGCCAAAGTCTTTGATTATAAGACAGGTAAGTCTGCTAAGTACGCAGACAAGGGGCAGCTTGAGTTGATGGCGCTTTGCATCTTCAAACATTTCCCCGAGGTAAAGACGGTAAAGGGAGGGCTGTTGTTCGTGGTGTGTAATGCGTTCATCAAAGAAACATACACCATAGAGAACCAGCCAGACCTGTGGCGTAAGTGGCTAACTGCTTACGGTACACTAGAGAAGTCTTACGATAACAACGTGTGGAATTCTAGACCAACAGGTTTGTGTAGAGCGCACTGTATAGTACTTGAGTGCCCCCATAACGGTAGACGCTAGGAGATGTAGAGATGCCATATAAGAATAAGCCCCGCCCCTACGCGAAAGAGTACCAACAGCAGAAAGAACGCGGCGAGCATGAAAACCGTATGGAGCGCCAACGCGCTAGGCGTGAACTAGACAAGAAGGGTAAAGATAAGAACCACAATGGCAAAGCTGATATGCGTGAAGGCAAAGATGTTAGTCATAACAAAGCCCTAAGTAAGGGTGGGTCGAATGCAGATGGGTACAAGATAGAAAGTAGTAGCAAGAACCGGGCTAGGAACTACAAAAAGAAACCTACTAAGTAGCGACTTCAAGGGATAGAAATGCAAATCATAGACAACAGAGGCTTGCTTCTGCGGGTTCGTAACCCCGAAAAAATCACAGCGGCAATACCCAATAGTAGGAAGTTGAATGATAACGAGGTTCTTGTTAGGTGGGGTATAGACGAGTCCCGAGTGCTACGTAACCTTAACGTGAAGGACGTGCCCTCACCCATACTGGGCAAGTACGCTTGGCCCGGGCGCTACACCCCGTTTGAACATCAGAAAACAACTGCGTCGTTCTTAACACTTAACGCCCGAGCGTTTTGCTTTAACGAGCAAGGCACGGGGAAGACCGGCTCCGCTATATGGGCGTCTGACTTCCTAATAAAGGAAGGCTTGGTTAAACGTGTTCTTATTATATGCCCCCTCTCGATTATGGATTCCGCATGGAGAGCTGACCTATTTAATTTTGCTATGCACCGCACGGTAGAGATCGCCCACGGCTCTAAAAAGAAACGACAAGAGGTGATTAATAGCGGTACTGAATACGTGGTCATTAACTACGATGGGGTAGGGATAGTAAGGGACGAGGTAGCCAACGGAGGGTTTGATCTTATCATTGTAGACGAGGCAACCCACTATAAGAACGCGCAATCTAAGCGTTGGAAAGTACTGGCGAGTGTTATAAAACCAGAAACTTGGCTGTGGCTTATGACTGGTACGCCCGCCGCCCAGTCCCCAGTAGATGCTTACGGCCTAGCTAAACTTGTCGCCCCTAAAAACGTACCGAAATTCTTTGGGGCGTTCCGCGATATGGTGATGTACAAGGCCACGCAGTTCAAATGGGTACCGAAACCAAACTCAAAAGATGTCGTGTTTAGCTCTCTCCAACCAGCCATTCGTTTCACGAAAGAAGAATGCCTAGACCTACCAGAGATGACCTACGTTAAACGCGAGGTAGAGCTTACTACCCAGCAGAAAAAATACTATGCCTATCTGAGAGACCAACTTGTTGCGGTAGCAGCAGGGGAGCAAATCTCGGCGGCGAATGCTGCTGTAAGCATGAATAAGCTATTACAAATTTCATGTGGTGCGGTGTATACCGATAGCGGAGAGACGGTAGAGTTCGACATAAAGAACCGATACAAAGTGCTGCAAGAAGTCATTGCTGAATCTAGCCAGAAGATACTTGTATTTGTCCCGTTCAAACATGTAATCCGCATACTGGCCGAGAAGCTAAGCGCCGATGGGGTAACTAACGCCATAATAAACGGTGATGTTTTCGCACAAAAACGCACGGAGATATTTAAACAATTTCAAACTACCCCCGACCCCCGCGTGCTTATTATCCAACCACAAGCGGCTGCGCACGGCGTGACCCTTACAGCAGCAAACACCATAGTGTGGTGGGGGCCAACTTCTTCTCTTGAGACCTACGCACAGGCTAATGCTCGTGTACACCGCTCGGGGCAGAATCACCCCTGTACCGTGGTGCAACTGGAAGGATCGAAGGTAGAGAAGCACATATATAAGATGCTAGACCAACGGATTAACATACATGCGGAAATGATCGACCTCTATAAAAATATACTTGACCTGTGATACTAACTGCAATAAACTTAGCATAACTGCACATAACTGTGGGAAACTAAGTAAAATATAGACAGGGGATAGATATGGAAGCCGGTGCGCCATCACTAGAAAAACTCGTATCTGTGTACATAAAAATACGGGATAAGAAAAACGAAGTAGTCGCTAAGGCCCATGAAGAAGAAGAAGTCTTCAACTTAAAGCTAAGAAAGATAGAAGAACTCCTGCTAGCACATTGCGCCGACAACAGTACCGAAGCTGTCCGCACTGAGTCTGGCACGTTCTACCGCTCTGTAGTGCAAAAGTTTTCGACCTCGGATTGGGAGTCTATGAACAAGTTTATTCTTGAACACGAAGCACCTGAACTACTTGTAAAGAAAATTCATCAGGGCAACTTGAAACAGTTCCTTGAGGACAACCCCGATTTGCTACCACCGGGGCTAAATTGTGATAGCAAATACACTGTAACTGTACGGAGAAAGCGATGATTAGCCCTAATAGTTACGTTCCAGTCGAGGAGCTAGCTAAATATCTTTGTGTCAAAGCACCTACCGTCCGCGATTGGGTGGGGAAAGGGTATATACCAAAAGAGACTTACATCAAGGTTGGTAGTACGTACCGTTTCAACATCCTAGAGGTGGTAGCGGCTTTGAAGCGAGAAGCTCCTGAACCCATTAACGATAACCAAAACGCGCCAGTACAACTTGAACTGGACTTCAACGATGAGGAAGATTTATGAGTGAGTTAACTCTGTTTGATAACATGCCAGAGGAGTATAAAAAACTTCTGGCGCAACTAAAACCCGATACTAACGCAACAGGTCATTCGCAATCTGGGGGCGGGAACCGCCTCAGTATTAGAGGTGGTGTTTTTAGAAAGGTCGTTAACGGCCAAGAGGTTGGGGAACTGGAGCAGCGTTCCATCAAAACAGTGCTTGTTAAGACTGCACCAATTTCTCGTATGTACTTCGCAGGTCAGTACGTGGCGGGGCAAACTAGTCCTCCCAAATGCTGGTCTGCTGATACTAGCTCTGGTCGCCCTGCTCGTGACGTACTTGCTTCTAACAGGCAATCAGAAACATGTTTTGACTGTAAACAAAACATCAAAGGCTCTGGTGCAGGGGAAGGGCGTGCTTGTCGTTACTCCCAGCGTGTAGCACTTTTACTTGCTGATGCAGGGGGTAATATAAAATCTGGGCAGACCTATCAGTTGTCGCTACCCGCCACTAGTGTATTTGGTGACAGCAAGCAGAAGATGGGACTCCAGACATATGCTCGGCAACTAGATGGACAGGCAGCCCCACTAGCTGCTGTACTTACAGAAATACGTTTCGATACTGAATCGTATACGCCGAAGCTGTGCTTTAAACCTCTTCGTATGTTAACGCAGGAAGAGCTAGAGATTGCGCTGGAGAAGCAACAGGACGCAGAAACGGAAAAACTTATTGCGATAAGTGTAAAACCCAAGGAAGATAGTACCCCCGTTGCTGCCCCCCAACTACCGGAGTTAAAAGATAAGGTAAAGTCTGCTACGCCGAAAGTTGTAGAAGCGGCAGTAGAGGAGGAAGAGGAAGAGGTAGAGGAGCCGACGATTAAGGTATCTAAGAAGAAGCCGGAATCCCCAGCGGACATAGACCTAGTAAGTCTACTAGATGAGTTCGATGACTAACCCTACGGGGGTACTCTGGTGCCCCCTATTTCTCTGGTGCGGAAAATTATGGAGACCAAAGAGTTTCTTAGTACTATTCTTGGCGATGAGGGCTACTACTGCGTAGTAGGTATAAGAAAAAGTATAGACGCAGAGGGGGAAGAAAAAGCCACAGTCATACCTAAATTTTATAAGTCAGTGGATGCTATGGCAGAAGCTGCACACAACTTTGACGTAGAAGGGTTTGATGCCTACTACACCCCCGCTACTTTTGTAGATGCTACTAAGGGGCGCAAAGCTGACAACGCTTTGCAGATGAAGGCTTTGTTTCTGGACTTAGACTGTGGGCCGGGCAAGCCATACAAGACCCAAGGCGAAGCTCTTATTGCGCTACGCAACTTCAGAAAAGCATACGACCTACCCCCCTGTACTGCGGTAGTGAACTCAGGACGTGGCCTCCATGTGTACTGGGTTTTGACACGCCCGTATTCTAGACAGGAGTGGGTAGTGGTAGCAGAGCGGCTTAAGGCAGCGTGTTCGGTGTTTGGTTTAGAAGCTGACACGGTTGTTACTGCTGACGCTGCGCGTATCCTACGTGTACCTAACACACATAATTTTAAAGGTGCTTCTCCGCTCGATGTCAAAGTCGTAGGTGCGCTGAAAGACTATGTAGATTTGGATACATTCACTGCCAAGCTACCCCAAGCAGTGATGCCAGTTATCGCAGCAAGAGAATACAGTGCCGCAGATACACAAGATATTGCCCGGGCAAAAGGAAACAGCAACTACGTAAAGAAGTTTTCTAAGCTGCTGGTTGCAACAGCTATGGGTAAAGGTTGTGGACAAGTTAACCGCGCTATCATGCAGCCCAATGATTTGTCCTATACCGATTGGCTCCATGTACTGTCAATCGCTAAACACTGTGACGAAGATGGTGAGCAAGCCATTCACTTAGTTTCTGGTAGGTACGATGGGTATAGCGCAGCGGAGACGGAGAAAGTAGCCGCCTCTATTGAAACCCCACACCTATGTATGACGTTCGAGAAAGATAACCCGTCTGGCTGTGAGGGCTGTCCGCATAAGGGGAAGATTAAGTCTCCTATAAAGCTGTGCATGGAGATACGGGAAGCTGAGTCCGCTACGGTAGAAGTGCCTGTGTTCGACGACCAAGCAATTATGGCCGAGGGAGAAGACGCCCCGACTGCCGATCTACCTAGCAGAACAATATCAGTAACAATACCCGACTACCCTTTTCCTTATAAGCGCGCAGCCAATGGGGGGATATACATAGTTGTTGAGAGGGCAGACGGGACTACTGCCGAGGAGACTATATACAAAAGACCGCTGTATATAACTAAGCGATTAAGTGACCCAATTGATGGCCCATCGTTTGAGTTCAAACATCACACAGATAGGGAAGGGGTCCAAACTTTCGTAATCCCAATGACTGACCTAACTTCAAAGGAACAATTTCGTAAAGCTATGGGCCTTAAAGATATTTTTATTCTTAGTAAACAGGCGGACGCACTTATGAGTTATGTCGGCGCGTGGATTAGTAGACTACAAGGTAGCGGTGAGGGGGGACAAGACATTGTGGAGGTACGTACGCAGTTCGGTTGGACTGAAGATATGGAGGGGTTTGTAGTAGGCGATAGAGAGATACGCGCCGACAAGATTACAGTAAACCCGGCAAGCGCACGTACCGCGCAGTACTTCCCGATGTTCCACAAGAAAGGCACGTTGGAAAATTGGAAGAAGGTAACCGAGTTCTACAATAGGCCAAACTTTGAAGAACACCAGATGATGTTTGGGCTGTCCTTTGGTGCCCCCCTTATGCAGTTTATACCAAACATAGCGGGGGCTATCTACCACTTGATGAGTCCCTCAACCGGTTACGGCAAGACTACGGGTATGTACGGCGGGGCTTCAGTTTGGGGCAACCCCAAGAAATTGGTACTGCGCGGAAAAGATACGGGTAACTCAGCATGGAACCGTGCAGAAATCTGGAAGAACATAGTCCTCTATATAGACGAGATTACGAACTATGAACCCAAGGCCGCCAGTGAATTCTGTTACGCCGCTGTTGATGGTGAACAGAAGAACAGGATGAGTAACGCGGGGCAGAACTCCGAACGCTATCGGGGTACAGAGTGGGCGCTACTAATAGGCACTAACGGTAATACAAGTCTACAGGACATAGTATCGCAGCACAGGGAAAACGCCCAAGGTGAGGTAGGCCGAATGCTTGAGGCTACTGCGACCAAACAGTTGTTTTCAAAAGAAGACACCATGCTAGCCAACGCATTAAACGACGATCTGGCTAGCAACTATGGGCATGCGGGTGAGGTGTATATCCAGCACCTACTGAATACCCTACCGCAATCAGAGGCACTCGTACTGAAAACTAGGGACAAGCTACTAGAAGCAGCAGGTTTAGATACACAGCACAGGTTTTGGGTTGCCGAAACGGCTACAACATTTGCCGGTCTAGTTATTGCGAGAGAGCTAGGGCTACATAGTTGGGACTTGCGTACTCTATACAAATGGATGGTTTTTAAACTAAAAGAGGCTAAAGCTAAAATGGATGTTATGGTTATTGATATAAACGACTTAGTAGCCCAGTACTTGAACGAGCATCCACGCGGCATACTACGTGTTAAGAGTACAGACGATGCAAGGTCTAGAGACCCAGAGATGGACAACCTAATTTTGCCGGATGCGACCCCCCTCTATAACTGGATAGGCAGGATAGAGTACGATGTAAATAGGCTCTACCTAGTACCGACCCCTTTTAAGGCTTGGTGCCTTAAGCGCGGACACCACGGGGCTACAGTAGACGATTTAATGGTAGCCCATATGGGGCTTATTAAAACTAAGTTCCGCCTAGGCAAAGGGACAAAAATGAAACTTCCGCTACAGCACGTATGGATAGTAGAGTGGGATGACTCCAATGACGAGGTTGATGGTCAATGATATTTCGCCGGATGGTGTACGGGTGGTGATTAACTGGGGCAAGTTTGTGCCCGGGGCGTCAGTGTTCATACCGTGCATCAATACCCACAAAGCAATAGAAGATTTAATAGATGCGGGCGCACTACGTAGGGAAGATATAGCCAAACGTATTCGTATAGAGAACGGGAAGTACGGCGTACGAGTTTGGCGTTTAAAATAACTGTGGTATTATGCGCCAGTACTATCCCGCACCAGAGACTTAGCCCCCCGTAGTGGGGGGCATTTTTTTAATACCCCTCGTCAAACTCGCTGTTTGATTGCATTATCTCACTCAGTACGTTCCTATCCACTGGCGTCCCACCAGTCACACTCGCAGTGGCTGATCTTACTGCTCTACCTTTTATAGACTGCTGGATAGTGGATACCTTAATAGCGGTACTGGGGTGGTCGGCGTTATACGCTTGCACATCCTCTATACCGGCACTTACTAGTTCTGGTCTGTCGTTCTGTAAGCCATACACTATCCTGTCTATTATTTTATTACGGCGCTCTTTTCTGCCTGATTCTGTACGGATATTAAGGGACAGCTTATCCCGCGCCGCACGAGTAGAGATTGGAGAGAACCCAAGCGCTTGTTTAAGCACGTCTCCCATTGGCAGCTCCCCAGTAAGGATTGCGTCCCCTCGCCCTGTCTCGTACCCTTTAGTCGCAAAGCGGTAGGCTTTAGCTATATTAGACGTGCCAGTTGGGAGGATAGCTTCGATAGCCCGGTCTTTGTTAGCAGGATCATCACTGAACAAGTCTAGTAGTCCACCCCCAGCCCGTTTTGCTACGCCAAAGGTTGGGCCAGCCCACGCTTCTAGGAGTCCTTCCATCTGGCTGGTGGGGCGGTAATTACCACGGTCTTGAATCATTAAGTTAGTTAGGGCGATACGGTCAGTGATATCCACACCAAACATCTGAGATATTAGACCGTAGTACTTATCTTGCCCTGCCATCTTCGCAATAATAGTACCGGCATCGTCGTCATCATCATCTAAGAACAAGTTCATGAGGGCGATAACCGTACCGTACATGGGTATACCCTTAACGCCAACTAGCGCAGCGCCAGATGCAGTCAGGTAGAAGAACATATTCCGCAAGACCCTAGCTTCTTCACGTTCAGCTTCGTTCCTCGCCTTGCCAGTGGCATCATCGAACAGAGTCTTAATCATACTGAGGTGGGTGTACAGGAACTGTCCCGGCACACGTTTGAACTGCCACACCAAACTACCAACTGAGGTCTGCGCAATACGTGGTGCGGTAGTTAGTTGTGCAGAGCTGTTCACATACAGGGCGGTATCTATAGCGGTCTCAGCGGCTTGCGCCCCAAACTTTTTTATTTCTGCGGTAGATATCTTATCGAACTTCTTACCGGTAAGTTTCTCCATCTCCAGCATGTACGTACTCATGGAGCTTATCTGTCGAATGGCGCGCTCAGAATGGCTAAATAAAAACCCAGCCCAGTACGTAGCCTTGTTAACCCAAGGGGCTGTCGGGTTATCTAGCTCAGAAGTTTCAGCGGCTATAGTACGGGTATCAAAACCACGCTCTTTAAACAGGGCTTTTAATGGGTTGAACGGGGCGAACTTCTTTTCCTTTTCGGGGCTGTCTGAGAAATCGTTAGTAGCGGAGAACCCACCAAGTTCTCTCTTAAGCACAGCCGCACTTAGTGGCTTGCCGTTTTCGTCTACGTCTACTATACCTTCGCGTGACACACTGCCGAATGTGCTGGCATACAACGTAGCGGCTTTAGCGGTAGCCATGGTGGCTTTAACCCCACCGTACTGCGCAGCGAGTCTAGACTGTAAGACCAAGGGGAGGATAGACGTGTTTACCGCTACGGAGCTTATGTTGAAACCGAGCGTCCATACAAAGGTACCCGAACGCAGCCATCTAGATATGGGGGATATGTACGGATTTTTAGCAAACTCAATGTAACTAGGCAGCTTACCGAACAACTGCATCTCGCCGGTTTCTTCTTTAGTACCTGCGACAATAGTAGCGGCCTCGCGTGCCAGTTCTTCCCCTTCAGGCAGGGCATCACGTTCTGCCCGTACTTCCTTACCTGCTATCTCTAAGTCCACAAGATGCGTCAAGTTAGCTAAGCTGTTTACAAATTGGGGTCCGCGTTGCTGGAAAGAAGTAAGCGCATCACCCTCGAAGAAAGCAATGTTCTGACGTACCATGCGCGACTGGATTAGGCTCTGGTCTGGCAACGCACGCAGCATAAGGTCGGATATAAAAGCATTTACCTGTGCCTTACCATCGGCGTCCTTTACATCCAACGCCTTAATCTTGTCCTTAAGGTCGCTCAAGAACGGGAGGGGTATTTGATTGTTATAGGTACGTTTCTGTATCTCTGCAAGTGACCTTACTCTGATAGTTGCTTTGTCTACATTTGGTAGCTCCCTAAGTTTAGCCATAGCTCGGCTGCGCTGTAGCCAACTGTCAAAAGACCCCGTACCGTATGTAGTCTGCCCATTGTCATCTTTGTAGCTAAACTCTAACCAGTATTCTCCAGAACGTGTTAGCGGGAAGTAGGGGTCAATAAACCCGGCTCCTAGTTGCTTAAGGAACATCGTGTCCCGAATAGTTTTCTTAACCCCTTCCTCTGTCTCTAGCTTGTTTATGTTGGCTTCTTCAGCCGCAATGATCTCGCTATTTATGTCTTTGTAGAAATTACGTAGGCTTATATACGCCCCACGTTGTGTTGGGGACAGCGACTTAAATAGACGGGCGGACTCCTCGTACTGAGCAATACGCTCTCGGGTAGGCTCTATAGCTTTTATTTCGCCCATCATGGTAGAGGTATTACCCGCGACTTTATCGGCTTCTTGGCGCGCTTCGAGTTTAGTTTTCTCCGCATCCATCTTAGCTTTAGTGTCAAACTTCACTTCTTTGCGGGTGTACTGCTTAGTCTTAGCGTCATACTCCCCGTATACCAACCAATGTTTTTTAACCCTATCTTCGTCTACCGTGGGGTCCATGCGGTTAATGGTAGAAAACGACACTAGTTCATTAAATACCTTTCGTGCCGTACTGCTTCCTTTAAACGCTTCCTTCGCATCGTTAAGAAGGTTTGTGTACTCGGTCATGTACTTAACACGCATACCATCAACTTTGTACAGTAGCCGCTCTACCTTCTTGGCCGAAGGAACTCTTAGCTTTAGGAAATCAGTAATAGCTTCCAGACCAACACCATTTAAGAAGTTAGCCCGTATTTTCTGCTCGACCCGGCTCCCCCACGTAAGAAGTTCTTCCCCAGTAAGCGAAGGAGCATCTTGTAGGAACCCCTTTCCACCACTTAGTAGATGGGTAGCTGCCTCCGCATTTTCACCCCTAGCGATAGCCCCCGGTACTGTGGTTGCCATTCTAGTACTTGGCTCAGTAGCGAGGAGGGTGTCTATTAAAGCCACAGTCTCAGTACTAGCGGAAGTTGTATCTATACCAAACACACGCCCTACTGCTCCCCAGAATCTCTCCCATCCAGTTTTCTTGTCCCCACTAGCTTTGTATGCGGCTAGCTTGGCTTGGAATTCGGGGTTGGTGAATGCCTCGGCAACAAACTCCTTAAGCGACTCCATACCGTACTCGTCTGGCATTTTGTCTTTTAAGTTGTTGTATAGGGTGGTAAGTGCCTTAGTTGTAGGGTGGCTTGGATTATTGAGTACTTTTACCGTAGCGGCGTGCGCGGCCTCATGCAAAACAACGTGAGTGCTTAGCGTGATAGACCCGTTTATGAGTATCGTGTCGGTAGCTTCGTCGTAGATACCCGCAAGCTGGTTGCCTTTAGCATCAGTAAGGTCTTTTACTACAGTAAGTTTAACGCCGCGAACGGCCTTAGCCAGCGCAACGGCTACTTTACGTACTTGAGGATTAACGGACGAGTCATAGATAGCGCCCAATGCCCCTAAGATATTACCTCTATCTATTTTTTCCACAACCGAAACGTCAGCCGTTGCCATAGTAGCTGCGATTGCATCGGTTTTTAGATAGTCTTTTAGGTAGTCTTCCAACGCCCCGACCTGTTCTCGTACCGCGTCACTATCTTCTGCGGTTGTCGTACCAGCATTTTCATTTTGGAATTCTATGAGGTCGTCGATAACCTCCATAGTCAAACCGTCGTTGTACTTCGTATCTGCTCCGGGGTTGATGTACTCCTTTATACTTTCTCCGTCTGCCGCTGCCTTGTTCCTTCCCCTCTGCACATTGTCGGCGTTACTTTTACTTTTGGGCGAACGGCGCAAGTCCGCGTTGACACGTGTTGTCTCTTCTTTTCCAGCCTGTGCAGTAAATGCATCCAATGCTGGTAACTTGTCGGGCATATTCTCTTCTACCCATTGCCTAGCTGCCGCAGATGTTTTGCGTACGTTTGCCGTTTTGATTGTAGATTCTCTTGGTTTAACGGCGTCAAACGCTATCGTACGAAGCGTCACATCCATGTCTTGCTCGGCAAGGTCTAAATAATTCTTCATAGCCCCTGCGGGCTTGTATTTATTACTCCTAGTAACCTTCGTTGTCTGTACTTCCTCTAGCGGAGTTTTCGCTGCTTTCTTAGCTGCGCGCCGCGCCGAAACTGTTTCGGACTTCTTGGTACCTTTGGTCTTGGGTGTCTTAGCCTCGGTCTTGGGCGTCTTATCTTCTGGTACTACCGCAGCTTCAACCACCGCTTCTGGTACTACCGCAGCTTCAACCACCGCTTCTGGTACTACCGCAGCTTCAACCACCGCTTCTGGTACTACCGCAGCTTCAACCACCGCTTCTGGGGTGTTCTGTAGGAAGTTGTTTATGTTTACCTTAGTCTGCTGGGGTACTTTGGCGTTACGGGCAAACTCAGTAAGCTCCGCACGAAACTCTGCACTGGCAACATCCATACCCTCAGTACGAATACGGACAGGCGCAGTCTTGGATATATTCAACCGGTCAAAGAAAGGCTTGTCTGCTTTGCGCACTTTAGGTGCTTCCTCTACCCCTGCTTCTGGTACACCAATACGCTCTGGGCGCTCGATAACGGGGATCTCTAGCTGGCCTTCTGTGCCCCTACCGGTACGGTCTCGGACTTGTTGGTTTGCTAAATTCTGGGCAGCGCGTTGCTGTTCTTTCGCCGTAGGCTCTACTACCGGAGCGGGCTCTACTTGCTTTCGCTCTGGGATTAAGGATTCTAATTCGGCCACACCTGCGGCAGCTTCTTCGGCTTGTCTAGTTTCTAGCTGGGCATCTCGTGCTATGTCCTCAGCCTGCTTAGTGACCGCTGCTTCCTGTACTGCCACCGCACGGTTGATAGTTCCTAACTCGGCTTGGGTAGGGGCTGTATCTGTAAAACCTTGTCTGGCTAACTCCGCACTAAACGCACGCGTAAGATTCGTTACGTCAGTAATATCCCCGCGCTCTACTATAGGTAGCAGTACTTGTCTACGCTTGGCCTCAGTTTCTTTTAGGCGGGTATCTACCACTTGGGCATCTGCCGTTTCTAGTGCGCTTTCTTGTGCCACTACTTCTTTTCTGGCGAGCTGCGCGTCTTCTTCGGCTTGCATTTGGGCAAGCTCATCGGTGTCTAGCATGTCCTGTATCTGGCGAGTCTCATCAACGTCGATCATGTCCTGCTGCTGGGGTGCAGTAGGGTCCTCTGGAGCCGTTACTGCTGCTTCGGGTTCTTGGAATATCTGGCTACGCAGGAGGGAATCTATACGCGAGACGTTTGCGGGCGCACCACTCTGTACTGCTGGCCTGTTGCGGTAAGCAGTAAGGATTGTTCTGGCTTCAGCACGCTGTGCTGGGTCACTGAGGTCTAGGCCAAACAGCCCTTCCGCAGTGGCTTCATTGAGGTTTAGTCCAAGCCCTTCAATATCGGCAGCGGATAGGACAGTAGTAGAGTCCTGCCTATTTAATAGGTTTACTGGGGGCGTGTCTGCTGTACCTTCTTCAAATATACCTCTGTCAACTGTAGGGGCACTGCTGCCACCCCGACGAGTTCCCGGGATAATGATATCGGTAAACAATGCGAGGATACCGCCCACACCACCGCCCAGTGCAGCGGACTCGCCCACACCCTCGAAGGTTCCGGTGTTGGGGTCGTATACACCTTGAGTAATTAAGTTCTGTAGTACTTCAGAGGAGGCTTCTTGTGCTGCTTCTTCTAGCGCCGCCTTGCCTACTCTGCCGAGTTTGCCACCACTAATCCTAGCAAGGCGCGTTCTAAAGCTATTGTCTAACGCATCAGCTATCCTTGGCGTAAGGGGGCCCAGTACTTCTCTTGCACGTTTAACTATTCGCCCGGGGGGTACCATTTCCAACACGCCCGGGATTATACCGTAGCCAGCAGCACTACTAATCTCGTCCTCGGTAGCACCTGCGGCAATCGCACGCTGAGCGGCTTCGCCTGACCCGGCA